TTTAGATTGGGATTACCAAGATATACTTCACTCATTATTTTCCAATTCTATATCTTTCGTTGTAAGAGGAGTTCTAGGCCATTCGACATCATCTGGATTTGAATATGTATTGGTAATATCTCTCAATGCCTGAATATAAGTATCTAGTTCTGAAATATTATCTGAATATGTAGTTACTCCTATTCTATTTTCACTCTGATATCTCAACACCCTCTCGTCTGCTTCTGCAAGCATTGTTTCTCTCATAGATCTGATATTCTGCCATTTTATATCAACTATTTCTTGAAGTTCTTCACTAGTTAAGGCAACAACTTCCCAGTTTAGATTGATTTCATCCCATGTAAGTTTATGAGTGTTCTCATCATAAGACGGTGGATCAGAAACTGTTGTTATACCAGCATTTGATAAATCAGTACTGGTAAAAGTAGAACTATCTGTTCTCGTAGAACCATCTGATAGTCTGATTCTATGAGGCAAATTTATTACAGGGTAGTTTCCGTTAATTGAATATTGCATTTTTAAATCCTCGTAATTTATATATTAAACATCACCAGTGTTTGTTGATGGGTAAGATCTACCGTCACCCCAAATAATTCTTATGGCGCCATTTCCACCAGAACCACCACTACCTGAAGTATCGTCTTCTTT